TGCCGCCGCCTAGTGAGGCTGATTGTCCGCCTCGACCCGCTGATGGTCGTTGTGAACTATGCGGCGATCTTCCTGATCATACTCTGGCGTTAGACCACGATCACGCGACCGGAAGGTTTCGTGGATGGCTCTGTCGTCGATGCAACTTCATGCTCGGCAACGTCGAGGCGGTTGGACTCGATCAGATCGCCCAATACCTCGAATAAGTTTTTCTCAGCTCCCCGCGCGGTCTCGCCAAGAGACCTGCGCAATGCAGTGACGTTGCCTCCCGTCACTGCGCGGCGTGTGGAAGGGCAATTGCTCCAAGCCCAGCGTGAGTACCGCGACCGGCAAACGGCTGTGTCCCTTCGTGGACGCCCATGCGCACCGGCTCCCCGCCGCACCTATTCGTACCCGAACCTGGAAGGCTTCGGGACTGACTACAGCCCCGAAACCTGAGAGGTCTTGTGATGTCGGCTCTGCATAAGGTTGCATCTGCCGCTGGCGCTGTTGCCGTCGTGGCATCCGTCGCCGTCGGCGCCGCAAACTACACTGCGCCGCGCGCGCGCCTGAATTCCGATGTCGAGATCACCGTGCAAGAGCAGGGCGGCGGCTCGTCGCTCGGCTCCGGCGTCTACATCGGCAACGGCATCGTCATCACCGCCGGGCACATGGTGCTTGAAGGCACGCCAGACCTGAATTCGTATCAGGTCATCGTCGATGCCAATGGCAAGCCCGGCGACAAGGTCCATGCCACTGTGCTGTGGGCCGACAAGGATCACGATCTGGCGGCCCTGAAACTCGACAAGGTGCCTGTGGGGCTCGGCACTGCCACCCTCGGTCCAGCGCTGCCGGAAATCGGCGCCAAGATCGAGGTCGTCGGCAACCCGCTTGGCGAGACCTTCATTCATACCTGGGGTCACGTTGCCGGCGTGCCGCGCGATGCAAGCGCAGGCAATGATCCATCCCAGGGCATCGCCTGGCACTGGGTGCTGCCGCTCGATGTCGAATTCACCAACGGCAACTCTGGCGGCCCGGTTTATCTGGCCGGCACCGACGAGGTCGTCGGCATCGTCGTCGGCGAACATCTGAACATCCAAGGGCAGAACATCTTTCCTGGCACGGTTCATTTTGTCGTGCCGTCGACGGTCGTTCTCCAGGACTTGAAGAACCCGCCGAAATGGACGCCACCGGCGCCCGAGCCGGCGCAGCTTGCAGGTCTCCCGAGCGGAAACATCGGTCCATAAAACGTAAGGTCGATCATCATGACAACGATCGCCTACAAGGAAGGAATCCTTGCGGGCGATACGCGAGTGGTCGACGATGACCTGATTGATCCAGGCGAGGTCCGCAAGGTTTTCCGTCTGAAAAACGGCATGCTGATCGGCTTTGCTGGCCCACTCGGACACATTCAGGAGTCTCTGCGCAAGATACGCAAGGACCCTGACGGCATCCATGCCATCACCAAGGGCGTCAATGCAATTGTCGTCTATCCAGACGGCGTCGTTAAGGTGCTCGACGACGGCGGCTGGACAGAGACCAAGGCAAAATATTTCGCGATCGGCTCCGGCAAGATACCGGCGCTGGTGGCGATGAGTTGCGGCAAGACCGCGCGTGAGGCCATCAAAATCGCGATGGATTTCGATGGCAACACCGGCGGCAAGGTGACCGTTGTCAAGCTGCGTTAAGCAGCCATCATCATGTCTTGAAGGAAGCGCAGTACAGCTTTTCGCTGCCTTGGCTTCGCTCGTTCCATGGCATTGGTCAGACCGATGCCATCGCGTGTTTGCAGGAAGGCCAGACCGCGGTTCTCGCTATGGGCGAGGTGACCGGCGTGTGTCAGGCCTTTAAGAAGTGATTCGGGCGCGATCTCCAGCGCCTTGCCGATTTCGATCAGCCGTCCGACCGAGATGCGGTTGGCGGCGCGTTCGTATTTTTGTACCTGCTGAAACGTGATCCCGAGATGATTGGCTAGAGTCTCCTGGCTCATGCCCAACGACAGCCTTCGTGCGCGGATACGCTTGGCGACGATATTGTCAAATTCGTTTGTGCGTTTACTCGCCATAAGGGCGTCCTCCTTCCTTGGCCTATAAATGCTTGCTTGAGTTGCAAGTGCTTCTCCTTGGTAGTGCAACCCATAATCAAAAGCAACGTGACAAGGTTACACGCGGAGGGTTGTGGAATAACTGGAACCTTACGGTGTGACGCGCGTTGTCGGCAATTTTTTGGATACTCAGTGATCTGTCCGTCGTGCTTCGGTTGCAACTTGCTTTGCCCTGAATGCGGCGGTTGCGGATTTGCCCATTGTTGCGAAGGTGAAAGACCATGCCATGGCAACCCGGAGATGCAGCGCGACACGACAGCAAGGTCGCCGGTGATCCCAAAAAGGAGCGCCAGTGGGCGGACATCGCCGACGGCATCCTGCGACGCACCGGCAACGAAGGCCTCGCCATTCGCGAAGCCAACGGCGTGATCAAGCGCCACGAAGGCGAGATCAAACATGGCGGCTGATCCTATCGTGAACGACAACAACAAGGGCTGGCAATGTCCGGTCTGTCACCGCGGTGTCGCTCCAGGCGTTGCGACATGCGACCATGGCGCCAACGCACCTGTCGTCGTCCCTCCGACTCCATCGCCGGTCATTGATCCGTGGTGGAATCGTCGAACCGGCGATCCGTTCGGATGGCCGGGCACAGGCGATTATCCTTTGCCGCTTGGCGGCGGCTGCCAGGCTTGTGCGCATTCCGGCCTTTGCATGTGCGTGCGATATGGCAGCGGTCCTCGCTGCTGAATTCGTCTTCAAATCATTTTTGTCGCCGGCAAGAGCCGCTGCGACCAACGTTAATTTCTTTCGAGAAGGAATTTTTCCATGGGCGTTAGCGCTTACCTCAATGAACTCTACAATGCCGACGGCATGCTGGCCACGAGTCAGGTCACTGGTCTGCCCCTTGGCCAGATCGCTGCCGGCGGCGCCACTGCCACCAATTCTACAACGGTTGTGCTCGGGATTGCTGCCCCGTCTTGGATCGTTGCCGGCATGCCGGTGTACGACGTGACGGCTGGCGCGTATGTCGGCGCGGTCGCTTCGATCAGCGGCGTCGACGTGACGCTGGCGGCCGATGCTGCCAACGCCATCACCTCTGGCGACGTTCTCCAATTCGGGTTCGAGCCTGCCGACATCGCTGCCGGCTTCGCTACGCCGAATTCCACCGACGTGCGCGGCCTGGTTCAGCTCGTTCAGACCAAGATGAACGAAAGCCGGGCGCTCCTGAACTATCTGCTCAACAACGTCGTGACCAACTCCGAGGATTCGGTGACGCACGCCATCCTGAATTCGGCGCTCGGCGCGCTGTAATTCTTTCAAAGCGCGGCCGACGGTGGTTCGCCCACGGGGAGTCAACGCCGGGAGTTACGCCCCGGCCCGCGCTCTTTCCTTTTCTTGTGAGGCAACAAGATGACCGCCACGATGATCTTCGTCGGTGCCGACAAGGGCGGCGTCGGCAAGACGATGACGGCACGGCTTCTGCTCGACCTGATGAAGGTCCGCAACATGAAGCTGCGCGCGTTCGATGCCGATTATCCCGGCGGCGATCTGTCTCGCTTTGCCGGCTATGCCTCGATTGTCAACATCGACTCCATCGACGATCAGATGAAGGTCTTCGATGGCGTCAATGACGACGCGGTTACGGTTGTCGATCTTCCGGCCGGCCGACTCATGAGCGCAATTCAGACGCTCGATGACGCGCGGCTCCTGGAAGACGTGAAGCGCGGCGTTATGAAAATGACGTTGTTGCATGTGCTCGGCCCCACCGTGCGCTCGATCGGAGAGATCAGCGCCGCGGCATCGCGCATCGGCAACGTGCGACATCTGCTGGTCAAGAACCACATTTCGCCGGACGCTTCATATTTCGACTGGGACACGTCTGACACCAAGGATATCCTGGCGAGCATGGCGCCGATGATGATCGATATTCCGTTCATGGAAGATCGCATCCGCGAGACCTTGGAGAAGTCCGGCCCGGAAAAGGCTGGCGAGTCGTTCCTCGATTTCATGAACGACCCGGCTCAATCGCGCACCATCAAGGGGCTGCTCAAGACCTGGGCCGAAAAGTGCTGGAAGGAATTTGATCGCGTCGGCGTGCTGGCCTGAATTACCACGCCGGCGGGTGTGACGCCAATTGCGGCGCCCGAACGTAGCTATTTCTGCGCTTTAACGAGGCGCTATCGGACCTTTTGAACCAACAATTTGAGGCGCGCTGTGGGCATCTTCGATGGCTTGAAGTTGCCGCGCCTCGGCCGTCGCCGTCTGGCGCCAGTGCGGGATACGATTCAGTATCCCAACCTGATCCAGATCGGCCGCGTCAATCAAACCGAGGGCCTGGTCTACAAGCCGAGCCCGCGCAATCTGCGCTATTTCTCGCGCACGCCGTGGGCACGCCGCGCCATCAACGCGATCAAGGACCCCATCAAGATGATGGAGTGGGAGATCGTGCCGATCGGCGATGTCGATTGGAATAGTGAACTAAAGCGCCAGGCCAAAATCGTCGCCAATTGCTTCGAGCATCCGAACGAGACCGATGACTGGGCCTCGATGCTGGAGCGGTTCATCGAGGACTATCTGTGCGGCTGCGGCGCGCTGGAGACCCAGGTAGGCGGCGATCCGCAGCGTCCGTTGTGGATTTGGCCGACCGACGGATTCTCGATTCAGATTTACCCGAACTGGGATGGCAACCCCAAGAAGCCGCACTATGCGCAGACCGTAGGCTACGGCTCGCAGCTCGGCGGCGGCCAGTTCAAGGTGCTGTTTGACGAGGAGATGCTTTATCTCGCGCCGAACCAGAACACGGCAACGCCGTTCGGTTTTGGCCCGCTGGAGATGGCATTTCAATCGGTCGCCAGCCAGATTTCTACCGGCAAGTTTGCCGCCAAGGTCGCTGGAAATCAGCGCTCCTCAGTGCTGATGGATTTTCCCGGCTACCCGGCGGGAGAACTCGAAGCCATTCGCCACTGGTGGCGCAATGACATCGAAGGCCAGGGCATGGTGCCCATCATTTCGAGCAAGTCCGGCGCCGACGGCAAGCCTGAAAAGGTCGCCGTGCAACGGCTCTACCCGGAAGGCGACAAGGCGTTGTTCCTGGAGTATCAGGAATTTCTGATCCGCGAGCTTGCCGCGGCATTCGGCCTGTCGCCGCAGAATTTCGGCCTGGAGCGCGATGTCAATCGCAACACCGCAGAGGTGTCGGAAGACCGCGACTGGGATCAGGCCATCAAGCCGGCTGCGATCGAGATCGCGCGGGCTCTGACCAGACACTGCATCCAGAAGCGGCTGGGCTTCTCGCAATTGATGATTCGTTTCGTTGGTCTCGACCGTGAGGACGAGCTGGCGACGATGCAAATCCTGGAGAAGCGCTACCAGACCAATTCGATCACGCCCAACGAAATCCGCGACCGCTTCGGTGAAGTGCCGATGGATGACTCGCCGTGGGCCGATCTGACAAACGCCGACGTGCAGGTCGCTATGGATGCGGCGCGCGGCGCCAAAGAGGTCATCGATCCGCGATTGCCGACGATGATCGAACCGCAACCGCCGCAGCCGCCTGCCGGACCCAAGAAGGGACCGAAGAAAGTTTCGGCTGCCGAGGCCGGCATCGATGGCGCGATCAGCGCCATGTACGAGTCAATTGCCCGGCCGTCCAAGCGCACATTCTTTTCGCGTTCGCGCACACTGAAATCAGGGAAATAATTCCATGCCCGTTCAATATCATATTTCCGAGATTGCCGACGGTTCGGCTCCGCTGTGGAGCGATCGCGTTATCCTCGGCATCCAGAACAACATCGCCTTCACTGGCGGCGCCGACACCAAGGCCGTGGCCGTGTCATTCGTTGACCTGCCGACCGATGCCAGTGGCAACGGCAAGTATGGCGTGTTTGTCACGCTCGGCGGCGCCCAGCCGGCCGGTACGACGGTGTACGTCACCAACAAGACGGCGACCGGGTTCACCGTCAACCTCGAAGCGGCATCGGCGCTCTCCGCAGGTACGCTCGACGTGCTGGTGATCGCGTAACCGATTTCTTCAAGTTGTTGGCCGTGTGAGGCGGCAGCAAAAGAGCGGCTAGTCAGCCGCGCCCTTGCCCATTCAATCCACAGGAGGCAACCGTGGCAGAAGATGAACGCATTCCAGACGCGGCCGGCCTGGTCGTGACGCAGCCGCAGAATAGCGTGCTTTCGCAGCTCAAACAGGCGGCCATGGCGGAAGCCGAATTGCGGCAGGAGCCGCTGGAGAATCCGCTCGATCAGGACCCGCTCGATGCCGTCGATGCCGGCGCAGTCAGTGACGACGAAGCCGCCTTCCTTGCCGCCAACGGCATGGCAGAGGAGGGCGAGCAGCCCTACATCGGCGAGACCGTCGAGGAGTTGCCGATTGCCGCCACTGCCCCGACTGATCCCAACGCCACCGTGTCCGCGGCCCTGATGGCTGTCGGCCGCTGGTACAATGACGCCGGCATCCTCGGCGAGGCGCTGCGCAAGCATCTCACGAATGTCGCTGGCGAAGTCGAGTTGCACGCTTTCATGAGCCGCCTCGAACTGCTCTGCGGCGAGGTGCGCCACACCGTCGATCAGCTTGAAACCGGCATGTCGACGCGATTGCGCCAGGCCATCGCCGAAGCGGTTGCAGCGTAAAGCGACCATCCAGATGCTTGTTATCAAGACCGGCATGGCGAGCGAATTTCGCGTCGCCAAGAAATACGCCGCGGCCGATGTTCTGGTATTGACCGGTATTCTGACCGTGGACGCGCTGCGCAAGTCGGTGCCGTCCAATGCCAGAGCCATCATTTCACTTGGCCTGTGCGGCGGCCTGGCGCCCTCGATCGCCGTTGGCGATGTGGTGCTTGCCGGCATTGTCGACACGCCAGACGGCGAATACGAGACAGACCGCGGCTGGACGCAGCGGCTTTACGAATGCACCGGCGCTCTGGGCGTGCGCTGGTGGTCATCGGGCGATTTCAATACCGCCAATAACAAGATCGAGCGTGACGCGCTGTTCGCCAAGACGCGTTGCCAAGTCATCGACGACGAAACCTTCGCCGTGGCGCAATTCGCGAAAGAGCGCAAGTTGGCGCTCGCCGCATTGCGCTCGGTATCCGATGGCGAGCATGACAACCTGCCGCCGGCCGTTGTTGACGCATTGAACGCCAACGGCACCGACAATCTGGAGGCCGTGATCTGGTCAGTGGTGACCGATCCGCTGCAAGTTCCAGCGTTGGTCAAGACCGCTCTCGAATACAAAAAATCAATGGACGCGCTCGATCGCGTCTGTCGGCAGGTCGGCAGCAATTTTCAATGGAACGATTGATGACCATGCCTGTCAACCCTGTCAACATTTTCGCTTACACGGCGAACAATCCCAAGGACCCAACCTATCCAGAATTCGTGTCGATGAATGTCGTCGACGGCAAATTCCAGATCACGGTACGCGGGCCGAAAAAGTCAGACGAGTCCTGCGGCGACGTAGCAACATGCACGCTACCGCTTGCTGAAATCGTCTCGATGATCAACGCACCGTTCAAAGCCCTGATGGAGCTTGGCAAGAACGGCCGGCTGATCGTGCCTGCCACCTGATTATTCTCTGAGAGGCAATTATGGAAGGCGTCAACGGCTCGGCCAACCCTGTGAATTGGCCGGCAACCAAAATCGAGCTGCGCGACATCGCGGCTCTCAAGCCGCATCCGCAGAACTCGCGCACGCATAGCGCCGAGCAGATCAAGCTGATCTGCAAAGCGATGCGGCAGTGGGGTTGGACGATGCCGGTCCTGATCGATGAGGATGATTTCATCCTCGCCGGTCATGCCCGTATCCGCGCCGCCAAGAAGAATGGCTACACCAAGGCGCCATGCCTCGTTGCTCGCGGCTGGAGTGATGCGCAGAAGCGCGCCTACATCATCGCCGACAATCGGCTGACCGAGAACGGCGGCTGGGACAAGGAATTGCTCGGCATGGAATGTGCCGCGCTGGAGATGAATTTCGACCTCGATCTCCTCGGCTTCTCGACCGCGCAACTCGACAAGCTGATGGGCCGCGAGGAGGAAGACGGCTCCTCCAAACTCGGCGAAAACAAGTTCTCGATCGTCATCGAGTGCGAGACTGAGGAAGAACAGACCCGACTCCTGACCAAATTCGAGGAGGAGGGCATCGAATGTCGCGCGTTGATTTCGTAGTCAAATCGGAAATCAAGTTGACGCCTCGCGTCAAGCAACTCTCCGGCATGTTCGACGTGCCGTTGACCGAGAAGCTGGAGCGCGAATGGTCGGGCGATGTTCCGATCGATACCAAGGACTGGAATGTCGGCCTGATCGTTGGGCCGTCCGGCGCCGGCAAGTCCTCGGTGATGCGCCAGATGTTCGGCGAGCCGAAGACCTTCGACTGGAAGGCCGGTTCGGTCATTGACGATTTTGATGGCAAGCACTCGATCGCCGACATCTCGGCGATATGCTCCGCTGTCGGTTTCAATACGATCCCGTCATGGATGAAGCCCTACGCGGTGCTCTCCACGGGAGAGAAATTCCGCGTCGACCTGGCGCGGCATCTGATGGAAGACGACGACCCGATCGTCATCGACGAATTCACCTCGGTGATTGATCGTCAAGTCGCCCATATTGGTTCGCACGCGGTTCAAAAATACGTTCGGCGCAATGCGCGGAAATTCGTCGCGGTCACCTGTCATTATGACGTGATCGACTGGCTCCAGCCCGATTGGATGTTGGAACCGGCCACGATGACTTTCCAGTGGAGGGCGGTTCAACGACGACCAGAACTCGCCGTCGAGATCGCGCGCGTCGATCATTCGGCTTGGAAGCTGTTCGCTCCGTTCCACTATCTGACCGCCGATCTGCATCGCGCGGCCCGGTGTTACGTGCTGTTCGCGGATGGCCAGCCAGCCGCTTTTGCCGGCGTGCTGTATCGCCCGCATCCGACCGTGAGCGACATCTATGGCGTATCGCGTCTTGTCACGCTGCCCGACTATCAGGGCATGGGCTTGGCGATGGTCCTGGTTGACACGCTCGGCGCGCAGTATCGCGCCATCAAGCGGCGGCTGCACACATACCCGGCGCATCCGGCGCTGATCCGGTCATTCGACAAGTCGAAATGCTGGCAGCTTGAGGCCAAGCCTGGCAAATTCTCGCACGTCAACGGTGCGACCTCGACGCTTGGCGCGCGCATCGGCGGGCGGCCGTGCGCGGTGTTTCGTTACATCGGACCCGCGGCGGAAGATGCCGACAAGGCCAGACGACTCATTACGGCGTGAATAGTTCGCGCTGCGGTATCAGCGCCTTCGCCTCGGGCGGCAGAACGGATTCCGGCACGCTGAAAAGCATCTGCATTCCGCGATACGGGATCGGCTTTTTGAAGATCACGTAATCGCTGCGACGCCAGCCGTAACGGCCAGGACGATAGTCGCCACAGACAAAATCGTCGGGCTCCTGATAGCCGTTGAGAATGGCCTCGGTGCGCTGACAGTCGACAATATTAACCATGCCGATCAGTGCGCCGCGCGGGCCAAGCGGCGCGTCGGCCCCAAGCACGCGCTTGCAGACCTCGTCCAGTTCGTCTTGTCCCTGAAAGTCATCAGGCGAGCGCTTGGCGGCATGCACAAGCGTCCAGCCGCGATGTTTCGTCGGCCAGCTTCTGGTCTCGTGAATCTTTGCAGGTGACAGCCACAGGGATGCCCATGGCTGCCATAGACTGATCGCCTTCACGGCTTTATCTCCTCAGGCTCTGCGGAAATCTCCGGGGTCTCGTTGGCTTCGAGAAAGCGCCACTCGATGTCACCTGATAGCGCTTTCGCCAAGGCTTTATCCTCGGCCTCTTGCGCGGAATTAGCCTCGACCTCGACAGTTGCTTCCTCGATGACGCGTTGTGTCAGTCCGACGCGATATTTCATGCGGCCTCCTTCAAGATTTCGCCCTGGGCTGCGGCGCAGCGCAGTGCATGTTCCATTTGCTGTATGTGCTTGCGGATCAGCGCGAGCTGGTCTGCGGCTTTCTTGATACGTTGCGGATCGACTCGTTTCGCGGCAACGCACTCGCCGTCTTTGAAGCCGAACCGCACCAGCTTGGCGACTTGCTCGATCCTGTTTTCCAGTGACGCGAGCTTGCGCCGATCCTCTTTTGATGCGGGCGGTGCAGACGCAAACGCGTCGGCTTGCGCTTCCGCGTCACGTAACGCCATCGCGGCGTGGCGGACGTGTTCCGTCGTCTTCAGTTTGCCGGCCGCAATCTGGCGCACCAGATTGGCGTGATGATGCTTCGGCGCCCAGGTAATGACGACGCCCATCGTCGGCGGCAATTGCCCGGACTTAACGAGGCCGCGAATGCCTTCGTCAAGTGACAGTAGTTCGAGCCGGTGCCGGACGTGATCGCGGCCCTTGCCGATCTCCTCGACGACCTGATCGAGCGTCATGCCGTCGTCCATCAGCGATTGATAGCCCTCGGCCTCCTCGATCGGATTCATGTCGGCGCGCTGCACGTTTTCGATGATCGCTGCGATTTTCTTCTCGCGATCAGTCATCGCGACGACGTTGCATGAGATTTCCGCGAATTGCTTGTAGCCGCGCTCGACCAAGAGTTTATGCGCGCGCCAACGACATTCGCCGGCCACGATTTGGTAGCGGCCGTCGTCACGCGGTCGCACGGTAATGGGCTGCAATAGGCCGCGCTTGCGGATCGATGCCGCCAGTGACTGGATGTGCGTGTTATCGAACGCTTTGCGCGGCTGCGCAGAATCGCGATCGATTTTGACGATGGGGATGCGGATACTCATTGCTGCGTCTCCGGGCGCAGAGCGCACGGTGGCGCGTCATAGAATCTGCCGTCCTCTAGTTTCACGGTGAATACGCGACGCGCTTTGACGACGCGATACACGACTCCATGCTTGCCGCCGAGCAATGCAGATAGTGCGGTCGGGCCAAGGTCGTCCGCCAGCACGATACGATCGCCTTCCTTGTAAGCCTTCATTGTCAAATCGATCATGCTCCCTTCCTTTCTGTGATGCGCGCAAGCCATTGGTGCGCGGTTACGACCTCGTAGCGCTCTTGATTGATGTGCTCGGCAGTTTTCCGCCGATACGTCTCAAACACCGGCTTGCCGGTCTCGCGAGATACGGCGATCCAGCTATTGTTGCAGTGCGGTTCGAATTTCGGGACTGCGCTCATGATCGCTGCCAATACACGGGCGGCGCTTCCGGCGTTGCGTAGCGTGCCGTCGTGTCCAAATAGAATTGATCGTCTGCTGGCTTTTGCAGCGTGACTGTGGCGACGATGTCGGCCGCGCCAGCGTTGAATGCCTTGCCAGACATCGGGCCGCGCATGACGCAATAGCGCGATGCCTTGCCGTCGGTGAATGTCATTATGGTGCAAGTTCTCATTGCTGCACCGTCCTGGTTACTGGTCTGCCGCGCGCAATCGAGGTTTCGCAAACGTCACTGTCAGTGACGATTTGCCCAAGAAACTTGTGCTCGGCGACGTAGCGAATTTTCACAAGATCGCCAGCGCTATTGTATGTGCGCAGAATGTCCGTGACGGTGCAGACGCGCGTTTTGTAGTTGAATCGCGTTCCGATCGCGAAACGTGGTTCTCGCTCAGTCATCGTCATTGCTTCTCCAGTCTCTCTATTTCGCGTTCCACCGCAGCTATATGTTCGTTGCCGCGGCGCTTCCAAAATGGGTCTGTGATATGGCGCAGACTGGCGCGCAGCCGTGCGGCTCGCTTGCGCAGGTGCGCAATCTTCTCTTGATTGCTTTGCGTCATATGCACTCCGTCCAGTGTTCTCCGGTTTCCTCGCCCCACTGCTCGCGCGGCGCCAGTCGCTGACCGCTCATATTGTAGTCGGCGTTGCAGGTGTCGCAGGTGTTGGTGAAGCGGTCGCAGCGCAGCCACCGGCCGCAGCATTTGACCTCTGTCACGGGTTTCTGAAACGTGCCGCCGTCTGGCGTTCCGTTCCAATTCTTCGACGGCACCGTTTCGTAGACAGTCCTTTTTGTCGTCATTGTGCGACTCATCGTTCTGGCCGTGTCTCGGCGTCATAGTGTCGACAGCCGTTTTCGTATTGCGCGCCGAATGGTCCGAACTCTGGATAACGGTCGCACATATGAATCAGGTCGGCGATCAGATCGCCAACTGCGGTGTCATTATCGCTGCCCGTCTGCCGTTGAAACTCTTGCACGGCGGCAAGCGCCCACTTGGCGCGGTCGGCGTTGCCATAGTGGAGACCTCGCCCGTCAGGATCAGGCGGCAGTCCGCGCTTGCGCTCTTTTGGTTGCACTAACTTTTTGCTCATCGTTTCTCCAGTTCTCTCTTGACGCCCTGTCGGCTCCAGAGCGCGAGTTGCCCTGGCAGAGTGACGCGATTGCTTAGCTCCTCGACGATTACGGGCGCTGCATCATCGTCGCCGTAAACGCGCACGACGCGCAGGCCGCGATTGCCGAACCTGAATTCGACATCGTCGATCGGCGGTTCATCCGGCGCGGATGACGCGACGGGCTCGCCGAATAGATCGAGCTGTTTCAAAAGCACGCTCCTCTCGTCATGTTGTTATATATGCGGGTAAATGCGGGGCGCAAGTGCGGGTATGGCATTCTTCCTGGCTTTTATCCTCGCAAAATCAATAGGTTAAGCCGGTCGCGTGTAACCGGCCAGCACATATAGCACAGGTTGCATACTGCGATGACTGACCACGTTCCGGTTGATTCCGGCCACGGCGACGACAAGCGCGCCGTGATGCTCTCGACTGTCGCGCTGCAAGCCGCGGCCTTCGACATCAAGACGCATCCAAACAAGATGCCGTTCTCAGGTGTGCTTACGTACATCGATGAACCGTCTGACGCCGCGCCGGAAGGCACCGGCGGCAAGCGCATCCTCGTGACAGCGGGCGCCGCGCGCGACGCGCTCGACTCTCTGATCGGCATGGGCATCGGCTGCATGGCCGATCTGACCGCGCACGCGCCGCGCAACAAGATTGGCGTGATCAGCGCCGCCGACATCAAACAAGTGAATGGGCGTAACGCCATCGTCGTCGACGGCTACATCTTCGCTGCCGATTTCCCGGAGTTGGCAAAAGAGATCAAGGCCAACAAGGACGACCTCGGAATGAGTTTCGAGGCACGCAACTTGTGGACTAACGATCCCAAGCTGAATCCTGTTTCTGTTACCGAACTTGTCTTCACTGGTGCAGCAATTCTTTTCAAGAATAAGGCTGCCTACAAATCAACGTCAATTAACGCCGCACAGGAAGCAGCCGAACGTGCTGCCGACGTAGTGGCCCATCTTTCAGATCAAGGAGATTTCAAGATGGATGCAGAAGCCCAAAAGAATTTCGACGCTCTCGCTGCGTCTGTCAAACAGATCGCTGACGCAGTGACTGCGCAGGCCACTCAGATCGCAGAGTTGCAGAAGCTGCCGGAGAAGATGGCGAACGTTCAGGCCGCGAACGTGCTCGAAAAAGTCGAGCCGCACGCGAAGCGACTGGAGGATGCCGCCAACAAGTTGGAAGATGCAGGCATTGGTCTGCATGCCAGCGCCGGCCACGTCCAGATTCTCCGCAAGATGGCTGACGGCATTCGTGCCGACGGCGCCGTGGGCAAAGTGTCCCATGTGTTCGATCGCTTTATGGCGAGCGACGCGGCCGCGGTGAAGGCCGGCGAAGACGCTGCGGCGAAGGCGAAGGTCGAGGCCGACAAACAGATCGCCGAGGTGAAGGCTGCTGCCGAAAAGGCGGAAGTCGCGCACAAGGACGAGGTCGCTTCGCTCAAGACCAAGCTGGCCGACGCCGAAAAGAAGATCGAGACGCTGTCGGCTTCGGCCGAGGGCGTGCGCCCGGCGCGCCAGACTCTCGCCTACGCACTCAGCGCCGGTGAGGAGAAGCTGATCGCCAAGGCCGGCATCGAACTGCCCAAGGACGGCAGCAAGATTCCGCTCAACACGCTCAACGACGCGATGGCGAAAGCCGGTCTCGCGACCGAGGATCGTTTCCGTCTGAAAACGGTTCTCGCCCACGTCGGCGCGATCGACTAATCCGATCTGACAATTCGGTTTGTTTGATCAAGGGGGCCTTTTCGGCCCCCGCTTTTTTCCACCCCATCCATTTGATCGGTGCGTCGTTTCTCGCCGCGCCGCGTGAAGGATTTTTCCCCAATGACTGATAAGTTTCAGGCTCGCTTTGAATCCGTGAGCGCGGCCGCGGACTTTCTTGGCAACGGCGCGATTGAAATCAACCGCTACGAGCCCGAGATCGTCGACGAGGTTGTGCGGTCGAGCGTTTTCCTCAATCGCGTTTCTGCCAAGCCGGCTACCGGCCATCCGCATCGCTACTTTGAACAGTTGAACATCGGCACCGCCGCGTTCAACGACCCGCGCAATCTGACGCCAGCCGCCACCGGCCCGCAGCGCGTCGAGCGCACGGCCTTCATCAAGGCCATCACGGTCCAGACGAACCTCTCGCTGTTCGACGTGGACGTGACCAAACAGCAAGGCCAGTTCTCCTACCTGGAGGCCAAGGACATTCAGGACGCCGTCAACGCGATCCTGCGCCTTGAGGCGGCTGCGGTGTGGAACGGCAACGACACGTCGCTGTCGAACCCGACCACGCAGCAGTACATGGGCCTGCTCAACCAGATCATGCAGACGGCCACCATCGGCAACGGTTCCTCGATCGTTGACGGGCTGAAAGCACAGGTCGCCTCGATGATCGCCCGCACCGATTTCGACTCGGACCCGACGGCGATCTACGTCAACCCGAAGCTCGCCAACTACATCGCCCAAGAGTGCAAGGCCATGGGCCTCGTGCTCGACACTGTGGAAGTGAAGGCCGGCGTGAAGGTGAGCGCGATCCAGACCGAGGCGGGCCTCCTGCCTCTGATCAGCGAGCGCTGGCTGCCCTACACCAACGCTGCGGCGTTCGGCTTCTCGGCTCCTCCGTCCGGCTTCAACAACTATTTCGCCGTCATCATGACCGAGCGAATGGTTGAGATGCCGTACATCGATGGCGGTCAGGGCAACCCCAAGCCCCGCATCTTCCAGCTCGGCTTGCTGGGCGGCTTGCAGGGCCAGTACGTCGCCGTGCATTTCAACGCGGTGCTGGCGAAGGGTCCGACCTACGCCCACTCGATCGTCGCGGTCGTCCGTCCGTAATTCCTAACAAGCGGCTGCACGGTAACGGCGTTGCTGTTGCCGTGCAGATTCCCTGTTATTTATTTTGGAAGGATTTCCGTGATGGCCGAACGTATTGAACAGGCGCAAGCCTGGGGTCCCGGCGGCCCGATCAAGCCGTCGCACAAGGGTCTGCTGCATAAAGACCTTGGCGTCGCCCAAGGGAAGAAAATTCCCGAAGCCAAGATCGAGAAGGCCGCACACTCTCCCAACGTGAAACTCGCCGAGCGCGCGCGGTTCGCCGAAGCGGCGGAACACTGGCACAAGGTGTAACGCATCTCGCGATGTCGCAATTGCTCGCCCATGGGCGAGGCTCCCCCCGGACGGGAGTAGTGCAGCACCGGTAGTGGCGTCTGTTTGCGTCCGGTAGGCGACTCCGTGCGCTGGAGCAGGTGGACAAGCCCTGCATTTCAATTCACACCGCGTGGAGGCACGCGCATGGTTTTCAAGTTCTGGCTCGGCATGTTGAATGTCGGCAAGCCGAGCCGCATCGGGCCTGACGGTCAATACGATGCCGCTATCACACTGTGTTGGCGACGGCGCCATTACGCGCCGGTCGGTGAATTGCAGTGGCGCCACATCTGGCGCTTTGCATTCGATCTGTTGCCGCAGCGGCGTTATCGGCCGCTGTCAGAGAAGCCACGACAGGTCTCGGGCACAGACCGACTGAAAGCCACTCTACTGGGTCAGCCGATTTCAGCATCCGCTGAAACCCAGCATTCCAGTGGAATTGATTCATCGCGCTGGACCGGGCGCGAGAGAGCCTTCGCCGGCTTCGGCGAATGGCGTCATCAACTCAAATCCATACGGTCAACTCGGAGGTCTAAAGTGTTTGTTTTCCTCGCTGGCGCAAAAGAACGCGCCAATCCCCGTCACGTTCTCTATGTCACTCCTGGCGTCCCAGGTCTCGGTGGTGGCGTGTCCGCCAACGATGTTCCTGACGAGTGGAAACAGCCATCGGCCGATGGCACGACGACGGTGCCGCGCCAGTTCGAGGTGGTCTTTACGCATGGCCGCGCCAGTGTCGATGAACGCCTCGGCGAATGGCTGGTCAAGACCGGCCATGCGCAGCGCACTCCGCTTGTGCGTGCCAGCGGC